GCCTGAAACGGCTAATGTTCGCCCTGTACTCCGCCCTGATATTATTGAGCGAGATGACAAAGGGAATATCACGAGCGCGACCTATTCTCCTGAACGACAGCCTACGTTTCAGCAGTTGAACCCTGCGGTATCTTCTGGTCGAACAGATGAATACTCCTCAGATTATTTAACGTTACCTGGAGCAAAGCAGGACGGAATTATGTCGATGGCAACCAGTTTGCCTCAACGAGTTTTAGGTTACCTTGGTGGGGCTCGGGCGGACGATCCAATTGTAAACATTGTTGACGGGAAGCCTATTTATCAGGACTCTCAGGGCCGCACTTACTCTTATAACGTGTTAGGATTGCCTTATAATACATTGGACGAGAATACATTGGACGAGGATCCCGAGCAGGTAGCGCGTCGTGAGGCGATGATGAGCAACACGGGCTCGGACGATGACGGGCCGAGCGTAGTTGACGAGCTATTGGACAGCGACTCTGGGACCACGGACCCTTGTCCAGAGGGGTATGTTTACGACAGTGAGCAGATGATGTGTGTGATTGATCCGTCTACGGGTCTTACACCAGACCTTCCGACGATGGAATTACCAGACCCATCGGTGCCACTTTCAGACTATACGCAGGTTGCAAACAACTTTATACCAACCCCACTACAACCTATAGCTCCAAACCCGATTCAGCAGCAGCTATCGCGGTTAAGTCGGTCGATGAGTGGTCCGAGACAACAGCAACGGGCCTCGGGATTGGCGGGAGCTAATACGGGGATCATGCAGGTACGTCCGTGAACTTACAGGCTCTTCCAGAAGAAGCACTAAAAGAGATCTTGGCTCTTACTGAAGCCAAGAAGAAGCTGGATCTTCGGGAGGAAGCCTCTGAGAAGTTTATGCCGTTTGCGCATCACGTCTATGAAAACTTCATTGAGGGGCGGCATCATCGGATTATCGCTGAAAAACTTGAACGCGTTGCACGAGGAGAACTCAAGCGGCTTATAATTAATATGCCACCTCGTCATTCGAAGTCAGAATTTGCAAGTTACTTGATGCCTGCTTGGTTCTTGGGCCGCAATCCGAAGCTCAAGATCATTCAAGCTACGCACAATACGGAGCTTGCGGTGCGTTTTGGACGTAAGGTTCGTGATTTGATTGACGATCCAGCGTACAAAGAGGTGTTTCCTGATACGAACTTGAAGGAGGACAACAAGGGTGCGGGTAAATGGCAGACTGACAAGGGTGGTGAATACTTTGCTGCGGGTGTTGGAGCGGCTGTTACGGGGCGGGGTGCGGACCTCTTTATCATTGACGACCCTCATTCGGAACAAGATGCCCTGAGTGAGAGCGCGTTTGACAACGCGTATGAGTGGTACACCTCTGGACCTCGACAGCGTTTACAACCTGGTGGGGCAATTATCCTAGTTATGACACGCTGGGGTAAGAAGGATTTGACTGGACGGTTGATACAGTCGCAATCGGGCGACGTTATGGCGGATCAATGGGAGGTTGTGGAGTTTCCAGCGATTTTGCCGAGTGACAAGCCTCTTTGGCCTGAGTTCTGGGAGAAGGCTGCGCTGCTTTCGATCAAGGCATCGCTGCCTGTGGGCAAGTGGAACGCGCAGTGGCAGCAGCAACCGACGGCATCAGAGGCTGCGATTATCAAACGTGAGTGGTGGCAAGACTGGGATAAGGAAAAGATTCCGAATCTGGACTATGTCATACAAGCATATGACACGGCGTTTTCGAAAAAGGAGACGGCGGACTATTCGGCTATTACGACGTGGGGCATTTTCAAACCTGAAGAGGGTGGGCCTGACCATGTGATATTGATGGACGCTCGACGAGGGCGTTGGAACTTCCCTGAACTCAAGGAGATAGCCTATGAAGAGCACGAATATTGGGAGCCAGACATGGTGTTGGTCGAAGCGAAAGCGACGGGTACACCACTTATTGACGAGTTGCGGCTTCGTGGTATTCCAGCCTTGGGCTTCTCACCTGGCAAAGGGAATGATAAGGTAACGAGGATGCACATGGTTGCGCCTTTGTTTGAAGCTGGAATGGTGTGGGCACCTATGCACGAAAAGTTTGCTGACGAGGTCGTTGAGGAAGTAGTTTCATTTCCTAATGGCGATCATGACGACTTTTGTGATAGTATGACTTTAGCACTGATGCGTTTTCGTCAGGGTGGATTTATTTCACTGCTTGGAGAAAACGAGGATGAGATGGAATGGAGGCCCCGTAGGAGGGAGTATTATTAATGGCAAGAGCACCAAACATGGTTGATTCGGGGCTGGATCTCGACGACACAATGGGATTACCCGATGTGGAGATCCCTGTAGACGCGCCCATGGAATTTCCTGGTGGTGCAGAAGTGATAGACGACGGACAGGGGGGCGCGATTATACAAGCCCTTGCTGACGCGCAAGACATGCCAACACAAGAAGAACTTATTCCGTTCGATGCAAACCTTGCTGAGTTTTTGGATGACGGCACCTTGGGGGAGTTGTCGAGTGAACTTAGAGGCTTGTACGAAGAAGACTTGGACTCTCGTTCAGAGTGGGAAGAAACGTATGTGCATGGTCTAGATCTTTTGGGGATCAAGACTGAGGAGCGCACGACTCCGTTTGAAGGAGCGAGTGGCATCACCCATCCAATGGTTGCGGAGAGTGTGACGCAGTTCCAAGCGCAAGCGTACAAGGAATTGTTGCCAGCGGGTGGTCCAGTTCGCACTGGAGTGCTTGGGGCCAAGACGCCTGAGAGGGAAGCGCAAGCCTCTCGTGTCAAGAACTTTATGAACTATCAGATCACGGAAATTATGGAAGAGTACGATCCAGACATGGATCAATTGCTGTATTATCTTCCGTTGAGTGGCTCTACATTTAAGAAAATATATTTTGATCCGACGCGGCAACGTGCGGTATCGAAGTTTATTCCTGCACAGGATTTGGTTGTTCCATATTCGGCATCTGATTTGATGACGGCAAACCGTGTAACACATGTGCTCCGTATGGATGAGAACGATGTGCGTAAGATGCAGGTCATGGGTATGTACCGTGATGTGGACTTACAGACATCGACAGATATGGAAGAGGACCCTGTCAAGCAAAAAGTTAACGAGCTAGAGGGTTTGTCGAAGAACTACAGCGACGATGTATTGACGGTTTTGGAGATGCATGCGGATCTAGACATCGAGGGCTTCGAGGATATGGACCCGATGACTGGAGAGCCTACGGGTGTGAAGCTGCCTTACATTGTTACGATTGACCAGACGTCGGGTGAGATACTGGCTATCCGCCGTAACTATGCGCCTGATGATATGCTCAAGCGCAAGCGTCAGTATTTCGTGCACTACAAGTTTACACCTGGCTTGGGTTTTTACGGGTTTGGTTTGATCCATATGATTGGTGGTTTAGGCCGTGCAGCGACGAGCTTATTGCGTCAGTTGATCGATGCGGGGACTCTAGCTAACCTTCCCGCTGGATTTAAGGCCCGTGGAGTGCGGGTACGCAACGACGATGAGCCGTTACAGCCAGGAGAGTTTAGGGACATTGACGCGCCTGGTGGGAGCATCAGAGACGCTATTGTGCCTTTGCCGTACAAGGAGCCGTCAGGAACCTTGGCACAATTGTTGGGTGGATTGGTTAACGACGGGCGCAGATTCGTTGCGTTAGCTGACCAGCAGATGTCGGATATGAATCAGGAAACGCCAGTGGGGACTACGGTTGCCATGTTGGAGCGTGGAATGAAGGTGATGTCTGCAATCCACAAAAGACTGCACTACGCGCAGAAGGCTGAGTTTAGGCTTTTGGCACGTATCTTTGCGGAAAACCTACCACCAGTTTACCCCTATGAGGTGGCGGGTGCTCCTTCTGAAGTGAAGGCGCAAGACTTTGACGCTCGGATTGACGTTCTCCCAGTCTCAGATCCGAATATTTTCTCTATGTCGCAGCGCATCACGTTGGCCCAGACACAACTACAACTGGCTCAATCGAACCCCCAGATGCACAACCTTCACGCGGCGTATCGTAGAATGTATCAAGCGTTAGAGGTGCAGAATATTGATGAGATCTTGCCTCCGCCCCCACCGCCTCCCCAGCCTATGGATCCAGCGGTAGAGAACGGGATGTTGATTAATGGTCAGGCTCCGCAGCCGTTTCCACAGCAAGATCATGATGCACATATCCAGTCGCATTTGGCGTTGCTTGAGTTGTCTGTATTGCAGAACGCACCTCCTGTTTTGGCGGCACTGTTTGGTCATGTGTTGCAGCATGTGAGCATGAAGGCTCGTGAGATGGTGGATGCAGAAATAGCGGCTCTGAACGAGGAGCAGGGCATGAACCAGCAATCACAGCAAGAACAAATGCAGCAGATTCAGTTGCTGGCGCAAACGGGTGCTTTGGACCCAGCGTCGGCGCAGCAGATGATGATGCAAGCGCAACAGAACGGTCCAGTTCAGTTGCAAACGCAATTTAGTCCCGAGCAGGTAGAAGCACGGGTAGCGCAGATAGAGGCGGAGCTTATAAAGGAGCTTACGCCGTTGATGACGTATAAGGGTCAGGACGCTTCTGAGCAGGATCCGTTGGTTGATATTCGCATGAAAGAGCTATCGATCAAGGAGATGGAGGCAAACCACAAAGCTGCCTTGGATCAGGCTAAGTTGGAGCTTGAAGGCATGAAGGTGGAACAACGTGCGGTTACGGATGCGGCTCGTATGGAGTTGCAGGAGCAAATTGCGGATGAGCGCAATGAGGTAAATCGTGAGCGCATTGATGTGCAACGTCAAGCCGTGGAGCAACGAGATGCCACTGAAAGCGGGTAGTTCTGATAAAGTTATCAGCGAAAACATAAAAACGGAAATGGCTGCGGGAAAACCGCAGAAGCAGGCTGTAGCCATTGCCTTAGATAAAGCGGGTCGAAGCAAGTATGCTAACGGTGGTTTTGTCAACAAACGGTTCAGCCCTATCGCTAGGCCGCAGAGGTTCGCTGGAGAGTTTTGATGTGCGTCCTCGTGTTCGTAGCACACGGACACATGTGGATAAACGGTTACGGAAGCTGGTTCTATAAAGCCTGTTACTATGACTGCGGGTCGAAACGCTTCGGATATTATGATAGGATCTATCGTGTAGATCCTGATTATTTGTGTCCTGTGAGGTTTCGAGTAGATGATTGATCCTATTACCGCCGTCGGTGTCGCCACCTCGGCATTCAACGCGATTAAGAAAGGCATCGCCGTCGGGCGTGACTTGCAGGATATGGGTGGGCAGCTTTCCCAGTGGGGTAAGGCGTTTTCTGATTTTAATTACGCGGAAGAAAAAAGTAAAAACCCTCCTTGGTATAAATTTAGCGGCAGTGACGAAGAAACGGCGTTACAAATCTTTGCCCATAGGAAAAAGATGGAAGAAATGCGTAAAGACATTAAGGCGTTTATTTCTTGGAATTACGGTCCGTCTGCATGGGAAGAGGTGTTGGCAATTGAGGCCAAGATGCGAAAGCAACGTAAAGAAGAGTTGTATCGCAAAGAAGAGCTAAAGAGAAAAATCATAGAATGGACCGTTGGTATATTAGCCGCAGCGGTTGGTATTGCTGTCATGGGTTTTATACTTTGGATGATTGGTAAGGGCCAAGGTCGATGGTAAATGCGACTGGTGCAAGCAGGTAGATTGCGGTGGATAGTATACGATGAGCGGGGAAAAATTGTGATTATAACACATCATCGTAGAATAGCGGAATGGGTAATCGAAAGGGGCGGCTGTGGCTGATGGTCTTACAGGTGTAGGTAATATGCCTTTTGATGTGGGCAGCGACATACACGTCCAAACGAGGGCGCGTGAGCGCATAGAAACGCATTTGGTAGAGCAAAGGGTGAAAAAAGAACATAGAGCCAATCACAGACACTTAGAGGCACTCCAGAAGCAAAGATTGGACTTATTGCAAAGTTATGATAGGTTTGGGACCAAGACCGAGGGGCCAAAGCCTCAAGGAACTAATGTAAACATAGAGGTGTAACATGGTTCAGTTAACAGCTAATGCTATTGACCAGTTGAAAATACTGCCACGCCTAGCCTTTCTATGTCAGATCATTTTGACTTGGAAGGTTTGTTTGTGGTTCATGACTTTGCCAGATCCCACAACACAACAGAGCGCGTTCGTATCGCTTGTCACTGCGATGCTTTCAGCGTCGTTCGCATTGTGGTTGGGCAAAGAAGCTAAGACAGATAGGAGCGCGTAATGTTACAAGCATTGATAGGACCCATCGGAAATCTTGCTTCTTCTTGGTTGCAGGGTAAAGCAGATGCAGCCAGCGCAGCAGCCAACCTCAAACTTGTAGAGGCGGAAGCGAAAGCAACCATAATGAAAAGTGCCGCTACGAGCGAAGCCGAGTGGGAAAAGCTGATGGCGGAAGGAACTCAAAATTCGTGGAAGGACGAATATTTAGTTCTGCTTTTCAGTATTCCTCTCATCCTTTCATTCTTGCCATTTGAATGGGCAAAGAAAGCAGTGACAGATGGTTTTGCTGCTTTGGAGCAGATGCCCCAGTGGTACAGCTATACGTTAGGTGTAATCGTAGCTAGTAGCTTCGCCGTAAGGTCAGCCACTAAATTTTTCGGTAAAAAATAATGGAAATGTGGCAATGGATCATGCTGTT